GTTGGAGCTAAGAAATCTGGAAATGTTGAAATTGGTGGGTTAATGCTATGTAAAATACCAACAGAAAAAGCAGAGAGCCGTCAAGCGTTTTATGAAGAAAAAGCAACTCAGCAGCTTAACGCTGTTGAAAACAATTTTATGCGTGAGAATGATCCTAGGATGCCTTTATATTCCGATAAAAAGACAACTACGACATTCGGTAAAAGTAACTAATTTTAGGAGAAATTAAATGGCAGCTACTGCTTCCCCTTTCGGGTTAAAACCTACCAATATGATTGGTGGTGCGCCCTATAATGGCGGTGCTATTAGACATTATCATGTGAAAGCTAATAACTCTGCCGCTATTTTTAACGGTGATTTAGTTGTATTAAGTGCCGCTGGTTTACCAGCCGCCGTATCCTCAACTCCCACTGCTAACGAGCTTGCAGCTACATCTGCAAACGGAACGCCGGGAATTGTAGGAGTTATGGTTGGAGCTAGATATATTGATGACAATGGTGTTCAGCAATTTAGACAATTTCTTCCCGCCAATGCTACAACTTCAGGGTTTACAGAAATCAAAATAATGGTTAATGATGACCCAAGACAGTTGTTTAAAATTCAAGGTAACGCTGCTTTAGGAACATTTAACAGCGGTACAGGTGGATCTGGTTTTGCTGGTGCAATTGGTAAAAACTGTTCACTTGATTTTAGTACATCTGGTAGCACGACTACAGGTAATTCAGGCGTAAGTCTTAAAATTGATACTAACGGTGGTACTTTAGCCGCAACTGAAACTCTTGCTATGAGAGTGATTGATGTTGCTGAAGGAACTGAAGGTGACAACTTCCCTGAGTTTATTGTTAAATTTAATGTTGGCGTACATGCGTATGACAACTCATTAGGCGTATAAGGAGATTTTAAATGGCTATTTCAAGAGCGCAACTACTAAAAGAACTCCTTCCCGGCTTAAATGCTTTATTTGGTTTGGAGTATCAAAAATATGCTGATGAGCATAAAGAGTTTTATGAGCAAGAAACTTCTGAACGTTCGTTTGAAGAGGAAACAAAGCTTTCTGGCTTTGGTGCAGCCCCAGTAAAAACTGAGGGTGCTTCTGTAGAATATGACAACGCACAAGAAGCTTTCACAGCTAGATACACTCATGAAACCGTGGCTATGGGTTTTGCTATAACAGAAGAGGCTTCCGAAGACAATCTTTATGATAGTCTGGGCGCTCGTTATACAAAAGCTTTAGCTCGTGCTATGGCATATACTAAGCAGGTAAAAGCTGCTGCAGTATTAAATAAAGGTTTTTCTGGGACAGGTAACCCCACTTATGGTGACGGTAAAACTTTATTTGCAACTGACCACCCATTAGTTTCTGGTGGATCAAACAGCAATCGTTTTTCAACAGGTGTAGATTTGAACGAAACATCTTTAGAAGATGCGGTAATTCAAATTGCAGCTTGGACAGACGAGCGTGGTTTGTTGATTGCAGCTAAACCAAGAAAGTTAATTATCCCACCTGCTCTTCAATTCGTGGCAACACGTATATTGGAAACTCAGCAGAGAACGGGAACAGCAGATAATGATATTAACGCATTAGTTAACAATGGATCTATTCCAGAAGGCTATACCGTTAATCATTATTTAACTGATGTTAACGCTTTCTTTTTAACAACTGATGTACCTAATGGATTAAAGCACTTTGTTCGTGCGCCTATGGCGACTTCTATGGACGGAGACTTTGATACAGGTAACGTACGTTACAAGGCTCGTGAGCGTTATTCATTTGGCGTATCTGATCCTTTGGGAATGTTTGGTTCTCCGGGAGCTTCGTAAGAGGTTTTCGTCTGAGGAAGGGAGCAAATGCTCCCTTTTTCTTTTATTGCATTTATAATTGTTTAATGTTATAAGAAATGAATATCTAGGGTTAATTAACACACTGGACTGACCTAGCGGACATAGTAGAGATAGTGTGTTTAGGTGCTACTACACAGGAGATTTAAATGGGTACAACTACCTTTTCAGGCCCAATAAAAGCTGGGTCAATTAGAAACACAACAGGAACGACTGTAGGAACTAACGTTATAAACGTAGGTTCAGTCGTAATGGCTCAATCAGCAGTGATAGATATAATTGGCGCAGATTCAAACGATCAAGTTTGTGCTACTGTTCCTGCAAACTCTCAAATTATAGATGTAATCTTAAACGTAACCACAGTATCAAATGATTCAGGTACGGCTGTTGTTAATGTCGGAACTTCTGCTGATCCAGATGCTTTTTTAAATGATGTTAATGTTAAAGCATTAGCAACTACTCATGGTACATTAGACGCAGAAGCTACAGATGTTGGAACTACTGATATACAAGTTTTAGCTGATTTTGATGGTCAAAACGCAGATGGTGATGCTGGTGCAGCTACAGTAACAGTTTTATACATTCAGAACAATAATCTCTCATAAGGAGTAAAGCATGAGTTTTGCATCTGACGTAAAAGCTTTTACTACAAAAGATACAGGCCAAAAGATTACTGGCAGAACTAGGCTACAAGGTATTCAGTATGTGCATAATGCTAGTGCAGATATTACTCTTAGTAATGGAGCGACCTCTACAGGAACTACCTTATTACAATTAACATCCTCTAGTGCTATTGGTACAGAAGATGTTTTTATACCTGATAACGGTATATTGTTTGATTCTGGTTTGCATTTAGCTAATAGTAATACTGCAGCGATTACTAGTATTACAGTATTTTATGTAGGTGGCGGCGAGACCTAATAATGGTCGAGAAGAAAAAACGCAAAGGAATGGGGATTAAGACTTCTGTGAAGTCTGGTAATTTTCGTAAAACTAAGAGCGGTGCAGGTATGACCGCTAAAGGCGTAGCCGCATATCGCAGAGCTAATCCCGGTTCTAAACTTAAAACAGCCGTTACAGGTAAAGTTAAAAAAGGTTCTAAAGACGCAAAAAGACGTAAATCATTTTGCGCTCGTTCTGCTGGACAGATGAAACAATTCCCAAAAGCAGCTAAAGACCCAAACAGTCGTTTACGGCAAGCTAGAAAAAGGTGGAAATGTTAATGGAAAAAGAAGACATACAACGCATTTTTGATAACAAACCAAAAAAACGTAGAGGAAGAAAACCTGTGGAAATTGAAAGTAAAGTCGCCGTTCAGGGCAACGAAATAAAACATCTTCATTCTGATGTAGAAGATATGAAAAAAGATATAGAAGAGATTAAAAAATCTTTAGCTGATATACATAAAGTATTATCAGAAGCCAAGGGTGGTTGGAAAACATTGATGTGGGCGGCAGGTGCAGGTAGCGCTGTAACTGCTTTTATTATTGCAGTACAACAACTCTTTTGGGGAAAGTAATGACTAAGAAAAAAAGAATTAGTGGTGGTTTTGGTAAATTTAATATGGATGATAAGTCTTTTGGTGAAGCTTTTAACAAATTTAAAGCAGATGGTATTAATCCTTTTCCATATAAAGGCAAGATGTATTCTACTAAAACTAGAGACGAAGTAGAGGCTGGAAGAAAAGATAAAAATATAGGTGCTTCATCTGATTATTCAAAAGCTTCATCTAGTTATCAAGATGCTCCTAAATCATCAAAAGTTAAAAAAAATATTTCTATGCCTAGTACAAAGTCAACTAGATCAGATACGTCTAAATCAGACAAAGTTAAAGGTACTACAAATGTTAAAACTGAGCGTAAAAAAAGAGGTTCTGTATTTAACATGAAAAAAGGTGGTGTGGTTAAAACTAAAATGAAAAGAACTAATAAAGCTTCTAAAAGAGCTGATGGCATAGCTAGAAAGGGTAAAACAAAAGGGCGCATGATTTAAAAAGGAGGTGTAGGGTGGCGTATTTAATTAGTAACATTCCGTATACAAAAGTTTGGATTAGGAAAGAGTTTACACATGGGCATCAAAAATATCACGGAGAGTTTATACACGGATTGGCGATTGCTGTTACGACGATGCCGGACAGATGTCTCAGTTTCCAA